TTTAAGGTTACAACTATTACAGCAGGAACAGGAGTAGTGAGTTTCGCATAATGGCACATTACGCATTTTTAACTAACAACATAGTCACCGAAGTTATTGTCGGTGTTGATGAATCAGAGCTACTTGAAGGGCTAACGCCTGAAGAGTGGTATGGCAACTTTAGAGGACAACGCTGCATCCGTACTTCATACAATGGACGCATACGCAAGAAGTATGCCGGTATTGGCGATAGCTATGACGAAGCTCGTGATGCTTTTATTTCCCCAAAACCTTACCCATCTTGGGTGCTAGATGAGGAAACTTGCCAATGGCAAGCTCCTATTCCAATGCCTATTGATAACGAGAAATTATTTATTTGGAATGAAGAAACTTTGTCTTGGGATGAATTTTTAATTCCAACCGAATAAACAATCTTGGGGGATGCAATGAAGATTGCCGTTTATACAATCGCACTTAATGAAGCACAATTTGTTGAGCGTTGGTATAACTCCGCAAAACAAGCTGATTATCTTTTAATTGCTGACACCGGCTCAACTGATTTAACTATTAATTTTGCCAAAAATTACGGCATCAATGTTGTAAACATTGCTATCAAACCGTGGCGCTTTGACGATGCCCGTAACGCAGCTCTCGCTGCCTTACCTAGCGATATTGATTACGCCATCGCTTTAGATATGGATGAAGTCCTCATTGAAGGGTGGCGTGAAGCCCTTGAAGCCACTCCTGAAGGCATAACTCGCCCAAGATATAAATACACTTGGAGTTGGAATCCTGACGGCTCAGCAGGGCTTACATACGGCGGGGATAAGATTCACACTAGAAGCGGATACCGCTGGAAGCATCCTGTTCACGAAACTTTAACGCCTTCAATTGAGGAATCTCAGGCTTGGATTGATTTGGAAATCCATCATCATCCTGATAATGATAAATCTCGCGGGCAGTATTACCCTCTTTTGCGCCTTGCAATTCAAGAAGATCCCGACAATGATCGCAACGCTTTCTATTATGCTCGCGAACTATTTTTTAACAATCATTGGACTGAAGCCATTGTTCAGTTTAATCGTCATCTAGCTTTACCTAAAGCGGTATGGAAACCTGAACGAGCCGCTTCGATGCGCTATCTCGCCAAAATGGATCACGAGAATCAGGAAAGTTGGTTATTAAAGGCAATCGCTGAATCGCCTATAAGCCGTGAGCCAAGAGTTGATTTAGCCGAGTATTACTATTCAAAAGGTCAATGGCTTGATTGCTACGCAATTGCCCATTCTGCTTTGAAAATAACTCAACAACCTCTTGAATATTTGGTAGAATCAGATGCTTGGGGGTATTTGCCCCACGATTTAATTGCAATTTCGGCGTACAATCTAGGTAACAATAAAGAGGCTTTAGAGCAAGGATTAAAAGCAGTTGAATTAGCACCGTGGATTGAACGCTTGAAAGAAAACTTGGAGCATTACAAAGGAGCAATAAATGGTTGATATGAAACCAAGAAATGTTGCTACTGCTCAAATCTATTATCGAGAATCTACTGATTCAGGTATTACTCATTATTTATACAATCAAGCGCAAGTTAAATATAACGAACCTTTAGTTTCATATAATTATTATTCAAGTCGTGGAAATGCAAATGTACGCATAATCGCAACACCAAATATGAAATTCAATCCAGTTTCAGCCGGTAGCAAGGTAACTATAATTTCTCGAGTTTTAGCAACACCAAATATGAGAGGTAGATAATGGCAGTTTATGATCTAGGCGATGTTGTTGCTCTTGGAGTAACAATAACCAATACTGCAGGCGCTCCTGCAAATGCAACCGCCGTTGCTGCAACCATCACCGCACCCGATGGAACTACATCAACTCCAAGTGTTACCAATTCGGGAACTGGTCTTTATGATGTCAGCTACACGCCGACAACTTCAGGTCGCTATTTAATCCGTTGGGTTGCCACTGGCACCAATGCTTCTGCTTACCAAGATGATTTTACCGTTCGTGATAGCACACACATTTCAATTGTTGCGTTAGATGAAGTTAAGGCTCACCTTAATATTCCTGCAACTAATACTGATTTAGATGATGAAATACGCCGATTTGTAGATGCTGCAACTGATCTAGCTGAAAACTATGTTGGTTGCGTTCTAGGGCGCCAAGTGTTTACCGATGAATATTATGACGGCAATACTGATATTATTCGCCTTCGTAATCCACGAGCAATGAGCATTACCTCAATTTATGAAAGCGAAACTTTACTTACATCTAGCAATTATTCTCTTGATCCTTCAGGTCAGCGCATTTCACGCATTACTACAGGTTCAATCGCAGGTCCTAATTACTTTGGCATTTGGGCACCAGGCGCAAACAATATTAAAGTTTCTTATGTTTCAGGATTTATCAATCCACCTGCAGCAGCCAAGCAAGGTGTGCTTGAAATTATCCGTCATTTATGGCAAACCCAAAGAGGTGCGATGAGCGTAATTTCTCGCAATCAAACAGGTGATGATTTCTATCCTGGCTCAACATATTCTTTGCCACGCCGTTGTATGGAATTACTAGATCAGATGAGTTTGCCGGGGCTTGCATAAATGACAACTGTTGCCTTTCCAACTCTAATTTCAAACATCATTACCGCCTTGGGTGCCGCCTCTGATCTATCGGCAGTTCGCATCTTTGATGGTCCTGAAATTGATGAAACATATCCGGGAGATGCAATCGCAGTTGGTCACGATGGCAGCGAAGATGGAGATTTACAGGCAAATATTATCCGCAACTCTTATGATCAACTTGGCGCTAAAAAGATGTTTGAGGATGGCGTTATCAATTGCTCATTATGGGCGTGGGATGGCACCTCCGATTTAACTTCACGCCGAGTACGAGCTTATGCGATACTTTCAGCCGTAGATACAGTCATTCGACTTGACCCTTCATTTTCAGGTGCTTGTTTGTATTCAGGGCTTGAAAATCACTCAGCCAATTATCGCCAAACCAATGCTGGTGCGGTTGTAATTATCAATTTCACCATTGCTTACCGAGCAAGAACATAAGGAGAAAATCGTGGCAAAAGTAAAAAATGTATCGCCTCTTGGCGATTTAGATGTTCCTGCTTTGGGCATAACGGTCAAAGCGGGGGCAATAGTAGATGTGGCAGATGATGCTGCAGCTTCATTGTTAGAACAAAAAGACAACTGGGCACCTGCCGACAAAGCAGCAGCCTCAATCACCCCTGAAGGAGAATAATTATGGCAATTGGCTCAGGTATTGGTTCCCAACTTGGAATTGCAACTGAAACAACATTCAACACCCCTGTAACAGTCACCCGCTTTTATGAATTTACTAATGAAAGCCTTAACTACAATAAGACAACTTCGGTTGGTCTTGGACTTCGTGCCGGTGGACAACTCCCACGCTCACAACGCCGTGTAGTTACAACAAGTGATGCCACAGGAGATATTATGCTTGATCTGCCAACAAGCGGATTAGGGCTAATACTTGCTCACGCAATGGGTTCATTCCCAAGTAAAGCTGCTGGTTCATTTACATTTACCCTTGGCGATGTTTATACCAAATCATTTACGGCTCAGGTTGGCGTTCCACAATACGGTGGCACCGTTACCCCTAAGACAATCGGTGGATGCAAAATTTCATCTTTTGAACTTGCTGTAAGCAATGCTGGAATCGCAACAGGTCGTTTCTCAGTTGATGGTACCTCATTCACAACTGCTACATCTCTTGCTACAGCCTCTTATTCATCTTCAACTAATCTATTTCACTTTGCTCAAGGCGCAGTTACAGTTGATGGATCAGCCGTTGCCAATATCAAAGACTTTACCTTAACTGTTGATAACTCATTAAAAACTGATCGGTATAATCTTGGTTCTTCAGGACTTAAAGCAACTCAGGTAATCAATGGTTTCCGTAAGATTTCAGGTAGCGTTACTGCAGAATTTACCGATACTACTTTACTTGCTAAGTTCCTTGCAGATACAACTACTGCTCTTGGTCTTACTTTTACAAGCGGAGGCGATTCTCTTGCCATCACAGTTTCAGCCGTTAAGTTTGATGGCTCAGCGCCACAAGTAGGCGGTCCTGAAGTTATTGATGTCAGCTTCAATTTTGAAGGATATGACAATGGAACAGATGCACCGCTAACAATCGTTTATACAACTGGGGATGCGGCTCTCTAAATGGCAGATTCGTTCAAGGTTGATGATAAAGAGTTAATTTCCTTTTATAAGGCGCTAACTCAATTTGACCCTGAATTAAAAAAGGCTTTGCGTAAGCGTTTGCTTGATCTTGCAAAACCTATTGTTTCCCAAGTTAAACAAGCTGAATTAAATTTGCCGTCTAATCGGGAACTAGGGGGCACCCGTAAGAAAAAGGGTGCCCATCTAGGTTTTCGTGCTTCTTTGGCGGCAGCAACTAAGGCTGATTTTAACGGTACAGGTCGAGGCGCAGCTCTACACGTTCGTGTATCTACTAGCCGATTCCTAGCCGTATCGGGCAGACCACGCACTTTGCCTTACTATATGGAAGGTCGCAGAAAACGCCCTTGGCGCCATCCTGTTTATGGCAACAAAGATAATTGGGTAAGTCAAAAGCCTAAGCCATTCTTGGGTGAGGTAGTATCACGCAATAAACCTGCATTTGCTTTGGCGGTTGAAAATGCTGTCAATGATGTAGTTAAAGAAATCCAAAACAAGATAAAATAGGGGGAAACAATGGCACTAACTGTTCGCGGTAAATCATATCCATCGCCTAATGAGGGTGATCAGCCAGGATTACTTGGTAAAGAGTTGATGGCAATTGAAGATGCTTTTGGCATCGATGCCCTTACTTTATTTAGCATTTTAGAATCAGATAAGCCAAGCACTTTGCCGGGTTACACCAAAGCAAGGGCTTTTTATGCACTTGCTTGGGTGTGTATGACAAGAGCTGGTGAAATTCTTTCAATTCAAGATGTGCTAGATGGTTATTCAATTGATGAGTTTAGCGAGGAAGAAGTTGAAATAAAAAAAGAACAGACCGTCTCATCCGAGGCGGTACCCGAGCAAGAATAAAAAGTCATCTACCGCTTTTAATGCACATATATCCAAGCATCACACCTTGGAATGTGGGCGATTTAGAAATGGATTTGATTAACGATTTGATAGCAGCAGCAACAGCCAAACCTGAAGCATAAGGAGACAAAGTGGGTAAAGATTTATCCTTAACCGCCAGTTTATTTGGGCGCGATGTTTCAATGGGCAAGGCTCTTGGTGGTGTAGGTAAGCAAGCAAAAAGTGCCACCAAAACTCTTGAGTCAATGGGGCGCAAGGCAACAGTTGTATTTGGAGCAATCGCCGCTGCCGGTGTTTTAGCTGCTAAAGCCGCAGCCCAAGATGCCAAGTCGCAAACAATCCTTGCCGGAACTCTTGAGAATTCGGCAAAAGCCACTAAAGCTCAAGTTGCCGCAGTCGAGGCATACATTTTGAAATCTTCATTGGCAGTTGGAATTGCAGATGATGATTTGCGCCCTGCATTTGCCCGATTAGTAAGAAGCACTCACGACACTGCCAAAGCTCAGAAATTGATGAATACAGCGTTAGACATTAGCGCCCAAACTTCAAAGCCACTTGAATTAGTGGTAAACGCGCTAGGAAAAGCCTATGACGGCAACTATGGCGCATTAGGAAAACTTGGCGTTGGCATAAACGCCGCTACATTGAAATCAAAAGATTTTGATAAGATTATGGCAAGTGTTACTAAAACCGTTAATGGTTTTGCTCAAAAAGAAGCCAACACCGCCGAAGGCAAAATGCGCCGTTTGAAAGTTGCAACGGATGAACTCAAAGAATCTTTTGGATATATGCTCTTGCCATATCTTGAAAAGACTTCGCAAGTTTTTGCCAAAATGATTTCATTTGTTGAACGCAATAAAACCACAATTGGAAAACTTGTTATTGTAATTGCTGCGTTGGCGGCATCAGTTATGGCAATCAATGCCGCTTTGAAGATATTTCAGGCACTACAAACTGCCAAAATGTTTGCAGCAATTATTGCTCGATGGGCAGGTTATACCGTAGCCGTTGAAGCCGCTGGTACTGCTACGGCTGCCGCTGGCGTAGCCGCAGATGTTGCTTGGGCGCCATTCCTGCTGACAATTGGCGCTCTAGCTCTTGCCTTTGTTGGTCTAAATAAACTAATGGACAAGGCAGCCAAAGATCGTGAAAAGAAATTTGCTGCCGCTGAAGCTGACAAAAATTATTCCAGTGATTACAAAACTTTATTTGGCACAGAGCCGCCTCATAATCGAGTTGTTCCATCGGTAATCTCGGCAGCGCCCCGGCACGCCAAGGGTGGCATTGTCACCAAGCCTCACATTGGTATGGTTGGCGAAGCCGGACCTGAAGCCATCATTCCTCTAAGTAAATTTGGTATGTTTGGCGGTATCACCATCATTAACAATATTCAAGGTGCGGTTGTCACCGAAAAGGAAATCGCCGTTCGCGTTCGTAATGATATTGCACAATTGCTACGCCGAAAAGGTCTAAGCACAGCAATCTTGGGGGTATAACCGATGCCAGCATTTGACGGCACCAATGCGCCAACTCTAAAGATTCAATTTTATTATAATGGTGCTTTTACCGATGTTCCTACTGCAGATTTACGTTTAATTGATTTAACTCGCGGGCGTATTCGACCTGATCAGCGCATTGATGCCGGACAAATGATTATCACTCTTGATAATCGTTCAGGCGATTATGATCCTGATAATTCATCTAGTCCTTGGTGGCTATCAGGTCAGACAACTTTGCGAGCTGATCTACGCGCTCGCCTTATTGCAAATTGGTCTGCAACTGGCTACGTTCTTTATGATGGCTATCTTGAAAATACCAAGTTAGATATTGGCTTTGATGCAACGGCTACAATGACTTTTGTTGATGGCATATCTAAATTAGGGCGTTTTACTGCACCTGCCGTCAAAATTACCGATAACAATGGTGAAACTACAGCCACTCGAGTAGGTCGGATGCTTACCTATGCAGGTTGGGCAACAGGCTCATCTTGGCGTTCATTGACAGGATCAGTAACTCTTGCCGGTACTGCTCAAAATGCGCCTATTATGGATATTATCAATCAATGTGAAGATGCCGAAGCTGGTTGTTTTTATATTTCTCGAAATGGTATAGCCACCCTAGTCACATTAAAAGATAAATTTACTAGACCAACTCAATTAACTTTTAACGATAGTCGTGCTGCAAACACGGTTGAATATTATGAAATTGATACTAACCCTGGCATTTATTCATTCATTAACGCTTCTTTGGTCAATTATTCCCCAAATACAACTAGCGGTTCAAAAGTCAATCCAATTAAAGGCAAGCAGATAACAATTCAACAAAAAGCATCAGTTACAAAATATGGCTTAAAATTGCTTCAAGTTGATACTTATATTCTTTTGGATTCAGTAGCAAAAAAATTAGCAACATATTATTCAACTCGTACAAAAATTCCTAAAACCCTTGTTCAGAGTATTAGTTTTACTGCTTTGGCTTTAGGTGCTCTTTATCCTGACTTTTTAGAAACTGAAATTCAAGACCTTTGCTATGTCAAACGAACCACAGTTGATGGTCGCAATCAGTCATTTGAACTTACAATTGAAGGTTTCCATCATAGAATTACACCTGATGATTGGGATGTTACCTATTACACAAGTCCTATTTCTGATTCAGATATAACACTTCCATAGGGGGGTCACGATGCCAATTTCACCGCAAATAACAGTTACGCCTAACACAATTTCAACTAAGAGTTTTGATATTAGCGCCGTCACTTACACATCATCAACGGCTACATATACAGCAACAGGTCACACCTTCTCAGTAGGTGATGTGGTTTTAATTACTAGCATTAGCCCTGACGGATATAATGGCACCTTCACTATTACCGCCATTGCTACAAATACTTTTACTGTTGCTAATACCACCAATTCTGCCGTTACTATTGCAGTTGGAGATGCGTTTTGGGCAAGTGCAACTGATTATGATTTAAATGCTTATTCGGCTACATATATTCCCGATAGCACGGATTTGGCAACAGTTCAATTAACTGCAGATGGCAAGAATAAAATTTACAGTCAAACTTCAGCTCCCACTGCATCGGCAATTGGAGATTATTGGATTGATACCGATGATTACAATAAACCTTATCGCTGGGATGGTTCGACTTGGCAAGTAGTCCAAGATGGAACAATTGCAATTGCTCAATCAACAGCAAATACTGCTATTACTAATGCTGCTACTGCTTATTCAACTGGCGTAGCAGCTCAAACAACTGCAAATAGTGCTCTTGCTGATGCTGCTACTGCTTATACAGCGGCGATTGGTTCGCTTCAACCAAGTGCTGACACGATTACAAATTCAAGCAAACAAATAACGGCTATTGCAGCAAATGGTATTACCGTCTATTCAGGATCATCATCTTCATCGGGCGCTCGAGTTGTAATGAATTCGGCGGGTATTGCCGGATATGATTCAAGCGGAAATGCAACATTTTCGGTAACTGCTTCAACTGGCGCGGCAGTATTTAAGGGCAGCATTACAGGTTCAACGATTACTGCCTCAACAATGAATATCGGTGGCAATGCCATTATTGATTCAAGCGGTTATTTGACTGCTACTGGCGCAACTATCACTGGAACTATTACGTCGAGCAGCGCAACAATTACAGGTGGTTCTTTTACCGTTGGTTCGGCGTTTCAAATTGCCACTTCAGGATTCTTGACCGCAACAGGTGCGCTAATTGGTCCTTGGTATTTTGGTAGCGGATATATTTCAAGCAGTACCGGTGGCGGTGGAAATTATTGGAGTGCCAGCAGTGGCGCTTTATCAACAACCAATATTTATGTCACTGGCACAAGCGGAACAACCATTTCAATGTCAGGTGGCAATATTTTAACTGGCGGTGGAAATGTAACTGCAGGGGCAGGAACTATTTCAGCAAGCACTGGAACAATTTCGGGCGCAACCGTTACTTCAACTGGCGCACTTAATGTCTCTGGAACTTCAACTTTTTCTTCCACAGTAAATGCCAACGGCGCTCTTTACAACTCAGGTCATATCACAACGGCTTCAGCGGCAAATGCTTTCATAAACTCATCGTCAGGCTTAATCTCCCGTTCAACGGCTTCATCTCGCAGATACAAGCACGACATCGTGAATCTGATTGAAGTTCCCGAACTTCATCCCAGCAAACTTTATGATCTGCCCGTTCGTGCATTTCGTTTTAATCAAGATTACATACCACAAACTGATGATCGAGCTGATTTATTAGTTCCCGGATTTATAGCCGAGGAAGTGGATGCAATTTATCCAATGGGCGCTGATTATGTTGAAGGTGTCGGCGTTGAAACTTGGAATGATCGTATGATTGTTCCGGCTATGCTTGCTCTTATTCAAGAACAAAATATTCGTATTAAGGCACTAGAGGGGAAGTAATATGCCATATCACATTGGTATCAAAGGCGCATACGGATGCAAGGGGTATCCGGTTGTAAAAAACTCTGACCTAACAGTTATGGGTTGCCACGAAACTGAAAAAGATGCTCAAGACCAAATTAAAGCTCTATATGCTAATGAGCCAAAAGCCAAGGGGGAATAATGGAAACCGAAGTAGAAATTACCAAAGTCCTAAAACATCTTCGCGAGATAATCGGCGTTCAGGCGCAAGAAATTGCAGTCTTGAAAGCCACTTTAGAAGCAACCTCCACTAACTCATAACCCGAAAGGGCGCCAAATGTCAGCCGATTTAGCCACTGTTATTTATTCATATTTCTTTGTTGTTGCAGCTTTGCTTGCTGGATTTGGAATTATTGCCAAGCACACGATTGCTAAGCACACCGAGGAACTTAAAGATAAACTTAATCGAATTGAATATGCTCTCTACAATGATGGCAAAACAGGGCTTATTAACAAAGTTGAAGAGCTGCTTGAGAATCAGGCATCAATTAAAATTGATGTTGAAGTAATGAAACGGAGGCGGAAAATTGATTAAATCAGCAAATGGGTGGACTGCATCTACAAATCAAGTTGAAATCGGCATTGCCGTATTTACCGTGATCGGCGGGCTAAAGCCCATCAAACTTCGATGCGCCAAGGCAGTAGCTCCACTCTTGGTTGCCGCTTGTAAAGAATGGCACAAAAGCGTTGAGAAGTTAGAGCCAGGCGAAGTCCAAGGCTATGCCTATCGCGATGTTCGTGGAGGCAATGGAACCCTATCCAACCACGCATCGGGCACCGCCGTGGACATCTTCCCATC